TACGCTTCTTCAGCAATATTGCGCGAGCCACGGCCTCGCGGTTTTTCCGAGCCTCAACTTGAAATGCCAACCATTCATCCCAAAGGCCGCCGCGCCCTTGGTAAATCATCAACTCTTTAAGTTGTATTTCGTGTTGCTTAATTTGTTCAAGCGCAAAAAACGCTTCTGAGTCTGAACCTGATTGACCTGCCTTTTTAGATATTGCGGCTTTGTTGTCAAAGAAGCTGAAAAGATGCTGTCCCGCCGCCATGATGTCTCCACCATTGGCAACGGTCTGTTTAATAACCGCATAGGCTGCATTGGCGGCAGCAAGCTCAAGTAACACGCTAGTTCATCTTTGACAATACTGTCAGCAATAGAACCATGATTGTCCCAGTGGCCGCTAACAGAATTGTCTCCAGCCTCTTAACGCGACCGAACAAATCCTTAAACTGGATACGCACCTCGGTCTTAATTGCAATGACCTCTTTTTCCAGGGCATCAATGCGACTGTGCGCTGTCTCTACGGTGCGTTCCATTTTTGCTCCGAGCTTTTAATATATGGTGTCGCTTTAATTTTACTCACAATAAATCAGACTTTGCAAATTCAAAAGCTGTAATTGTTGATAAGTCCTCAACATCCTCCCAAACAGGAAGAATGATGTCGCCTTCGTAGTCTGGTTGTCCGTAGCTATCAGGTCGCACAGCTACGTCTTGCTTGCGCGTTATAGAGCCTTTAAGAAAGGTCATAAATTCAGCGTGCTCAGGCGTGCCATCAATGGCATCCAAGTCAGCGCGGGTGTTTATGATAGTTTTATGCAGTGATGCCATGTGAGTATTCCTTTACGTTTTGCCACCGTGTGCCACGCACAATCATGTTGATAGTCTTTGGGTTAACAGAAAAGCGTCTTGCAATCTCAGCGCAATTTTTGACTTTACCATGCATTTTGCGTATCTCAATCACGTCTTTTTCAGTTAGCTTGGAATTGGCGTTCTTTGCGCCCTTCTGGTTCGGTGGTATCCATCGTCCGTTTTGGTAGGCGTGAATTGAGTTTTGCTGTGCGCTACACCACTCAAGATTTGAGGCGTGATTGTTTTCAGGGTTGCAGTCTTTGTGGTTGATAAAGGGCAAATTGTTTGAGTTTGGAATAAATGCTTGAGCGACTAGGCGGTGGACAAAGTGTTGTTTGCGCTTGCCGTCTTTGTACAATATTACACGTTGATGAGTAGTACGCTTTAATGCATAGGTTTTAAGAACGTGCCCGCCACGCTTAACCACCCCGCCATTCAAACCAATAGGTGATGTTTTTTCGTAACTAAAAACTTCGCCAATCTCGTTCACGGCATATAGTCCTTCATATCCTGCAACATCTTTAAACATAGCTACTCTCCTTTGTAATTAGGGTTTCGCTAGTATAACACACTATTAGTCGGATTGGTAATGCGAGCAGACAAAGCGCGACCCGATGGCGCTGGTCGAGTACGAGGCAGCGTTGGGCCAGCGCGAGCAGCGCGAACCGGAGTCCGAGCCGTTGCCCCAGTTGCCGCCAAAAAGCGCAGAGTTGGGCGCGTTGTATTCCGAGCCACGGCCTTCCGTGTTGGCGTTCCATGCCGCACTAGCGAATGGCCCACCACGGTCGCGCCCCCACACATACAGCACGCCAGCCGACTGCATGACGCCCCACTTGGATGTGTAGGCGGCATTAAGGATGGTGCTACCTTGGTCGCTGCCAACAGACGATGCCTCCGTGGTGCCATAGGCCAGCGACATGTATTCTTGCTGTGTAACTGTCCGCTTACCAAATGCCGTAGAAAATTCTTGCGCCTCAAACCATGTGTAAGAGCCGTATGTAGTGGAGCCGTTGCCGCCGAACATCGTGGGCACTTTGGGTGGGCTTGAGCCGTCAGCCATAGTGACGTTGTATTTGCTTGAGCCGTTGGTGATAGCGTCCACGCCTGTTAGGTAGATGTCAGACCAAAAGCCGCCACCCACTAACGTCATGCCGCGTGGGTCTGGGCAGGCAGGACGCCACTTCAAATCCCAAAGGGAATATTCATTGATTGCAGGTGTTGTATCTCCCCCGCTTGTGCCTGTGGCGTTGCCGCCTGGGGCGTAATGAAAGCCGCCAACCTTGCGAGAATCGGAAACAGGTGGGCTGGTGTGGTTGCTCGTGGCCTCCAGTGTGCCGTCAGGCTTGCACCAAATTGCATAATCAGTGCCACCGGCAAAAGTTGGCATAGTAATGCTTGTGCCGCTGGAAATGGTGCGAAGCACGCCATTGACCTCTACATAAAGAATTGTCGCTGTTGTTGCTGTGCCAGCGCCGGTCTTTGTCCAAGCTACAGTGTCTGGGTTGGCCTTGCGGAACAATCCATAAGAGACTGCGCCAACAGATTTAACAAAAGCAGTTGTCGCAACCTTTGTTGAATCATTGTCAGACGATTGAGTTGTTGCAGTTGCCCCGCCAATTTCTGGGGATAAAAAATTTAAAACTCCTGTTGACTGATTTATTTCAAAAATATCAAGCCAATCAGTATTTAATTCATTTCTCTGTTTTAGCGTGTTGTTTGCAGTGTCATACCAAAATTGATTTGCAAAGGTAGTGCTAGGCGCTGTTGCGCCAGAGCTGTTGCTTGCCAATGCTGGCAATGCGTCGTTTAGGTCAGCGCGAAAAGCAGGAAAGCCCTGATTCGCAATAGTCATGTCGTGTTGTGCCATTTTTACCTCTATGCGGTTGTGAGTTCGCCGTAACCTTTGGCGACATAATCAAAAGTTCGAGCCACAGCAGAGCCACCAGAATCTTTAAACGTTATTGTAAAGCCTGAAGCTGACTTTGAGGTGACTTCGTAGTAGTCGCCTTGCGCCATGTTTTCAGCAGTGATTGCTATTGCCGGTGTCTGTTTAAACGCTTTGTTGAAAGTTACTGCGTAAGCGCTGGCGCTCGTAGAAAGGTTATCGCCAGATGTAACCCTGTCCGGCATATCAACACTGACAGACAAAGACCTAAGTTCTGGGCTTGATTCGCCAGATGAACTACTTAACACAGCCTTAAATTTAAACGCACGTGCTTTGTAATCACCGACAAAAAATGGCCTAAATTCTGACCAAGTTGGCGTGCCAGATGGGTTGTCATCAGTAGTGGAGACGTACAAAGTCACGTTTGTGTCGCCATAGGTGTTTGGGTCTCCATCAAACAAGCCTACACGCTCGTCAAAGTTGCCAGTGGCATCTTCAAACAAGTTGATGTAATCAAGGCGAACGTTTGTAACATTTGCCGTTACACGGCTTGTATAAACCTGTGATAAATCAAATATATCTGCAAATTCGTATGTGCCAATGGTTGAAACGTTGCCGCTACCACCGTCAAAGTCACCATCAGCGTCATCAAACAGCCCTGTAACGTCATCAAAATCGTTTGCGGTATCCAAGATTAGGTAGCCATCCTCTGTGACGCTACACTCGGTTTTAGTGCCTGTAAAGCCTGGGCTTTCTGTGATGGTTGCAATTACATTGAGGTCTTTAATATCCTCAATGATTGCAATAGTGGACGCTGCGGCCAATGATTCGTTGCCTAGCTTGTCAATCGCCTTAATAAAGTAAGTGCCAGTCATTGCCGGAGCAATTGCAAATACTCCTGGCCTTGGTACTTTGGTTATAAGGTCAACAGCGTTGGCGTATGTTGCGCCAGATATTTGACGAGAGTGCCTGATTCTGTAGTGCGACAAGTCAAGGTCGCCCACGGGTGTCCAGGTCAAGTAAGCCTGCGTGCCAATAACGTTGATTGTGAAGTCTGTCACGTTCTCAGGTGGTGCAGTCTTGCCAATAACCTCATGGTCGCCGGTAGCCCACTCTGAACGAACACCAAGAACGTTTATAGACCTAGCCCTGACGTTGTAAATAGCCCCGTCAATGACGTTTGCAAGCTGGAATATATTTCCAGAGGCTTGGCCTAAATTTAAAAAATCGTCAGACGTAGAAGGTTTGGCTTGCACCTCGTATCGGTCTTGAAACACAGCACTGCCGGAAACAGTAACAACCAACTTGGTGACAATGGTTTCCGCGCTAATTTCTAGCGTGTCGGTAATTAACAAGCCCACTGGGTCTGTATTTACTGCACTTGGCAGGTTTGTGTTTGGTGCTGGGTCGTATGTCTGTTCTTCGCTTGTAGCCCAATCGTAAACATCAGTAGAGACTTCGCGCAAATCAATATCAACGCCAACAGTCTCGCCAAAAGCGATGTTTGCACTTACAACCTCAAAAGGTTTGCTTGACCAACCCATCCGTGTGTTGTTGATTTGCACAATGTCACCGACGTTGGCCTTCATACCAACCAGCTTCATTGGCATTGCAACCGTGATTTGCTGTCTTGCCCTTAATAGCTCTATCTTGGCCAAACGCTGCGCCATGCTTGCCGAAGTGGTAAATGGCAACTCAATTGACTTTAGGTTTTCTTCGCCGTTGTCTTTGGCAACAAAAACAGCAGAGTTTATGGGTGGAAAGTCGCTGAGTATGTAGTTGTCGTCTACAGAGGCAAAAACGCCCTTCACACCGTTGAATGACTCTCTG